GCCGAAAGTAACCTTCGTCTTCCTATCGTGAAATAGGGGCATACGAGGATCATTTTCGCGCATCAGGTTATTGTCCACAGAGTGAATTTGCGATTCAGCTTGGTGCTGGTAGTAATCGTTTCGCTCTCGGACAAGCTCTACTGGGGCCTTACACAACATCAAACCGCCAACGATGACATTATCCTTAAACCGTGGGTCTGCCACAGCATCAGTAAATATCTCGGGGTGATCTTCTGCACGTACAGGTTCCCAGCCTTCACGTATCTTCGAGGAAATATTAGTGGCATCAGATTGACCGTTAGTCGATATGCGAACCCAGTGGTAAGTGTATCCGTCTTCGGGGGTGGGATCAGGCAATACTGTAGGCCGGGTCCACGCTGTCTTACGGACTGTCTTTGTACGGGTTTCGAGTTCTCTATCTAATCTATTTGTAGCCATTATCCTTTCCTCATTTCTTTAGCAACCTGTTGGGCGTATACCTCTAAAGGCAGACCTAGGCGTTTAGCTAGTGATACTTGTGTTCGCGTTAAAGTTACCTTTTTAGGGGCTGTGCTCCGCGTTGCGGGTGCGACCACATTACTAGCTCGTTTCTTCGGTGCTGCTGCCTCTGTAGAGGCGTCCTCCGATTCGTTAAACTCCTCGGGGAATACTTTTCGCATACGAGTATTAATATGCTCGTAGTAAGTATCTGATTGGGGATCAACCCCGTCTTTCACTAATTTGTTATGCAGGCCAAGAGCAAACGCCGTCATTTCGTCGTCTGAGCCAAACCAAGAATTTTCTTCCGCCCATGTACTAGCGCGTTGATCTACTTGACTTTTTGGCTGTTCTCCAGCTGTTTGAGGTACTTGTACAGGAGTTTCTTCCCGCTGTAAAGGGGCCGGTTTAAAATTAGCCACCTTGTCCGCTCGTATCCTAGCCGTGGCTATGGCATCTTGAGCCTCAATAATAGCGTCTGAATCACCAGACTCGTAAGCTTCTTTGTACTGTCGCTTAGCTGCCTCTAGCTCTCTAGCTACTGTCTGTTTGGCTTGCTCTAACATTGTGCTTTGGTTTTTATCAACGGTGCCTTTAAGCTGTTGATTTTCTTCCAAAACTTTTTTAGCAAACGCCTCTAATTCTTCACGCTCCCGCAAAGCTGTCTCTTTAGCCCTACGTTCGTCATGGTATCCCTTAGTAAAGTGCTTAATACGCTGCCGCACTTTATCGGAATAATTTTCAAGTTCGTCTTCAGTAGGGTCTTCTGGAGGTGCAGATGCTTTACGCCCTCGGTCTTCTGGAGGCGTGTCGTCTATAATTTCTAGCTCAACGTCGTCTATATCTTCTGCCTCTACTTCTTTACCCTTCTTCTTAGACTCGTGAGCTTCTTTGTCTTTCTCAAAGATAAACTCTCGGTTTTCCGCATCATCTACCTCAAACTCCGTAGTATCTTCTTCTTTATCGGGGTCTGGGAATTCAAATTCTACCTGTTGTCTAGGCATGTCTTACTCCTTATGCGCGCGAGACTGCTCGCGGATCATCGACGACGGCCTCAATAGAGTCGTCATTCATTAAACGATATTCCTGCTTTCCAACTTTAAAGCGCGTACCAGTATTGGCACGGAACATCACGTAGTCACCTACCTCGCACCAAGGCCCAGTAGGAAACCTTTCTTTGTCGCTATAGGCTTCTGCACCCATATCCAACACACAGCCAACAGTAGACAGGATGTACTCTTCCCGTACCGTGGACGTAGCTTTGACGATCTTGCTTTCACCGAAAGTTTCTTCGATGTTAGGTAAGGCGATTAGCACCCTGTAGCCCACGGGCTTAGGGATAGAGGCTTCTAGCTCCTCTTCAGTCTTAATCTCCTCTTCTATCCTTTGCTTTCTCTTCTCTTCTAACGCAGTCATTGCTGGGGATACTGAAGCTTCCGCTCCCACCCCGCTAACCGTTATAGTTTCAGTCATCGTTATCGTCCATATAGTTACGCGAAAGGTCACCTACTTCTCTTAATGCAGCGTTTAGACCCCGAATTACGCCACATACCTCCCGATATTCAGCAAAGTCTTTAGCTCCGCCACTCTTCAGGAAATCTTCGCTGGAGCCTTTAAGCTCCGTTAGTTTTTCGTTCAGCACGTCAAAGACGGTTTTAGCCATTATCTTCCCTGCCCTCTATATTCTTTGAAACTGCGACGTTTGTGTTTGTTCATTGAGCCTATCTTCAAAGCCCCGTTGCCAATGCTAGTGCCTTTAACACCTTTGTTTAGCTGTAGGGCTTCTCCTGAAGTAATGCCTGACTTTTTAGCCACCTTGCGGTCCTCGTGGTTGTGTCTGCTGCGTCTTAGCTAAATCCATTATCGCTTTTGCCTCATCCAGATCGTTCTTGGCTTGGGCTTGTTCGTTCTGGGTAGCTATGCGGCTTGCCTCGATAGCAGCGGTACGTTCTGCTTTCTGTGCGTCCAACTGGAGCTTAGCGGCGTCGAGCTGTATGTCCGCCTGATCCTTAGCTGCCTTACGCTGTTGCTCGGCTTGCTTCAACTGTAGCTCCATTTGCTGCATCTGAACCACTGGGTCTTGAGCTTTCTGCTGTGCCTGTTGCTGTGCGGCCTGTTGTTGGTTGGCTTGAGTAAGCTGTTGACCTGCCTGTGCAAGAAGACGAGACAATGGAACTTCCATATCTTCTGGCATCTCTTCGTTTGGTCCGGGGAGTGGGGCGCCGAGTTTCTCTTCCATCTGCTGGCGATACATAAACCCAAGGTGCTCTGCCAAGTGAGCTTGCAAGGAAGCCATGATTTGTTGAGCCGCAGGATTTTGTCCTATAGCTTGAGCAATCATAGGGTCTTGCATGAACGCTTGGTGGGTTGCCATGTGAGCTGCATGGTCTTGATATATAAACGCTTTAATAGGCTTACCAACTAGCGCATTCATGTTCTCGCTCACCGGATCAGCAGGCTTCATGTCGTCAGTGGTTGGTACTAGCTTGTCTGCGTTCTTAATACCCAAGACCTCAATCATCTGGCGATGAAGCTGTGGGAGGTCATAGATTTGTGGGGTGGCCTGTGCCATCTGCAACACGGTTTGGTACTGGACCACTCGTTGGGCCATCGTGCTGCTGTTGGGGTCGCTGACAGGAATTACTTCCACCATAGCGTAGTCGGCGCGTCGCGCACGAGGTTCACCACGGTCAGGCACGTACATATACTCTTCAGGTGCGTACTCGGCAATGATTGTACGGAGCAGTTTAAACTCCTGTTTCATTGCGTAATGTACCCTAGCCTGTACAGCGGCCATGGGCTTTAACGTACGCTCTAGTAGAGCAAGTGTTGTTCCAACCGGTGCGTTAGCACTCATGTCGGATATGTTCATGTCTGAGATAGCGCCTAAACGTCGCCCTTCTTCTGTGATCTTGTTGAGAAGTGCTAGTAACGTCTGCGAAGGTTCTTTGTACGGCAGCGGCATAATGTTGTCGCGGATGCTGCCAGACGGTACGTCTACATCACGGAACTCGCCGGGACCAATTGGTGTGTCGTCGCCCTTAACTCGTAGTCCGCGAGACTTGAGGCCACCGGGGAGATTGGATAGGGTTCCAGCGTCCACGAGTTGACGGATAAGGCTAGTGCCAGCTTTAGCATAACCACCAATAATATGAATGAGGCCGAGTCCATAGAAACCAAAACCGGGAACGTAAACATAATGAACAAAGTGCTGACGCTTAAGCATCAACGGGTCTTCTATTAACCAGTTGCGACGGATCGCAAGTATTTCTCCAGTGCCACGCTCAATAGTAACAACGTACGGTTTAGCAATCTGGAAGTCGTCGTCTTCCCCTTCAGTATCCACATCGTCAATAATTAAATCGGCATGGACTTCAAGGACGGTGTAGCGGTCGTCATCAGTAAGAGAGTACCCACCTTCTTCGGCTTTCTTCTCTTCAATATCCGTATGGAACGCTTCTGGCTCTCCAAGGTCTACTTCTCGATAGAACCCGTTAACCTGAAGCTTGACCATCTCGTTCTTAGTCTTACGCATTACGTGAGTTACACGCTCTGCCGCTTCAATATTAGACGCTCCGTAGGGCACAATTACGTCTTCAGCAGGTATGTAGATTGCGACTTGACGCCCCAAATTGGGGTCAAAATATACCTTTTTGAACGCTGAACCGGCCAAACCTAGGCTATAAAGCATCCTTTCATGCTCTGGACGGTACTCAGTCATCACCTCAGTAAGCTCGTAGTTCATATCTTGCTTAACACGGAGGGCTGCATCTTCCTTTTCACGGCTAACTTCGCCAAGAATCTTGGTTCTAACAGGGCCTGCGGCGGGGAAAGTCTCACTCATGGCCTCTGCTTGGAAACGAATGGCCGCTTCTGCTAGCACAGTGCTGTATACACCGCACGCATTCTCCCAAGGTTCGGTACGTTCCTCGTATTTGAGGCCCAAAACGTCTAATCCACGGACAAACGTGTCCGCCCACTCCCTACGAGAGTTAGTATCCGCCTCAACCGCACCAATTAGCTCGTCTGATAGCTCTTGAAGTTGTTTGTCGTCGAGATATTCGGCAAGGTTGGCATCAAATGGGGCCATATCTAGGTTTTCGTCGTCCTCCCCAAAGGATATCTCCACACTTCCGTCTTCTAGCTCGACCTGAAGCGGCTCTTCGGACATGATTTCCATGTCTATAACAGCATCAAGCTCGCCTTCCATCATGTCTTCCATGCCTTCGGGCATCCCGTACAAACCTTTTTCGATAGCCATCTTATAATTCCTCTGTATCCCACTTCTTAAGCGGGCAACTTTCATCCATTAGCCAGACTTTAGCGGGCATAAAGCAACCGCATTGCTTGCATATCTGTATCTTCTTTATCAGCTCTGGGCACTCTGAACAAAAACTATTACGCTTCGCTACCACTTCTTGTCTCTCGCTTAGCTTGATGTCCACTAGTAGAATCCTCCACGGCGTCTGTATGCTGATAACTCGTCTTGTTCGTCACTTGGGAGGCGGATAAAGCCACCCTTCCTAAACCGCATTAAGGCCATAGAAGTCGAGTCAACATAGTCATCGTGCTCTCCCGCTGGAAAGCTAGCAACCTCATCAACTACTTCTTCTGCCCATGACCGGTTAGGTACCCATACCATCCCCGACGCAAACAAGTCAGACACCCCGTTTAGACGCGCGATCTTGTCGTTACCCTTTGTGGGCGTAAAATCTTGCACCGGTATACCCATCGCCCTAAGCTCGTATATGAGCGGCGCGCCCGATGCCTTCTTCTCTATTATAACTGCGTCTGGCTCCCACTCTTTATACTGCTCGATGGCAACCTGCTTAAGCCTTGGAAACTCCATCCTCTCTCGGTACGCGTTGAGGAGTATAATGTTAGCTTGTTGCGCACCGTCTTCGCCAGCTTGGTAGAACACACCCCACGTGGTTAACGCCGAGAAGTCAGCACGTTGCGTCTTTTCAAACGCCGTATCCCAAGACATCAGGATAAACTCACAAGCAGGAGGTTCCTCCTTCTCCCATGTCCGCCACCACTCACGTTTAAC